AGGCATCTGCTGGAACTATAAATTCATCTTGTGATACAGCGACTCGTTCTCCATTTTTACTTGGATCACCAATCACACCATATATATCATCTGCCATACCACCTTTATTATCTCCTTCTATCATACCTTCTGTCTGTGCATTAGGTGCCAAAGAAGCTAATACTTGTCGTCTAAGATTTCTAAATATATCTGGACCATATTTATCTATAAATTTTGCAACTACAGAATCATCTTGAATATTACCCATAATAAAATCTATTACATTTTTTGTTAATGGATCATTTACTAATTCTGTATTACCTCCTGCAAATTTTTCTATAACACCCTTACCTATAAGAATGTCTTTTTGTGTTACTTTGCCATCACCGCTTAAATCTGGAAATTCGGTATCGCCACCTTCTTCCATACCTCTACGTCTTGATCTAGGCATAGGCATAGGCATACCACCTGGCATAGGCATTGGTTGTGCTACAGGTAAAGGTTGTGCTATAGGCATTGGCATTGGCACATTAACTGGTGGCATTACTGGTGCCATAACTGGCGGTAATACTGGTTGAGCAATAGGCAATGGTTGTGGAGCTTTTATTGGTGCTACTGGTTTTGGTACTGGAGCAGCTATTGGCTCTGATATTGGTTGTTCAATAGGAACTATAGGCTGTTGCACAGGCGGAGCTGGCATAGGCATAACAACAGGATCAGGCATAGGCATTGGTTGCGGTGCTGGACTTATTGGTTGTGGTGAGGCTATAGGTTCTGGCATTGGCATAGCTATAGGCTCAGGCATTGGCATAGCAATTGGTTCTGGCACTGGCTGTGGCATTGGTATATTGACTGGTGGAGCAATTGGCTCTACAGGCAATGGTTGTGCTATAGGTGCTGGTAACTCTATTGGTTTTTCTATTGGTCTAGGTTGAATAGGCATAGGAGCTGCTATAGGACTAATAGGTTCTATAGGCATAGGCTCTGGTAATTGCACTGGCTTTGGCTCAGGCAATCCTATTTGTGGTGGTGCTATAGGCATAGGCTTTGGCAAATCTATTGGTTCAGGCATAGGTCTTACATTATCAAAACCACCACCTGGTCCACCTATAGAAATAAAATCATCTCTAGGTGGTTTACCACCTGGTGGAACTGGTGCAGCTATTGGTGGAGGTACTGGTCTACCTATCATTATTGGATCAGGTAATCCTATTGGTCCATCTCCTGGTTCTCCTGGTAATCCAACAACTGGTGGCATTACATCACCTGGAGGTGTTACTGCAGGTTGACTACCTTTTATAGGAGGCAAACCTGGTGGTATATCAATAGGTGGTACGATTGGAGGTCCATCAACTGGTGGTTGATCAACTGGTGGCTGATCATTTGGAGGAGCTACTGGTGGTTCAGGTGGTGGTGGAGGGGTATATGCTGGAACACTAAAACCTTGTGTAGGTTGTGTTGGATCAATTACTTGCGGAACACCTTGAGCTGCTGATCCATAAAATTGTTGATAAGCTGCTGTTTGTGTTGGGTTAAATTGTGGTGCTACAGGTGGTGGTAATGGCATACCATCTGCTCCTACATTACCTACATTAGGTCCTGATAAATCTGTAGCTGATGGATTAACATTTGAAAAATAATCAAACTCTGGCATAAAACCTGCCATGTATCCTTGTGGTATTGGATTAGCCTGTCTTTGTGGTACATAAGTTCCAAAAGCTGGGTTAACTCCAACACCTCCTAAACCTATAGATTCACCAATAATACTAGGAATATCACCCATATCTTCAAAATCTCTATAATCAAAGTCTTCGTAAAAATCTGTTCTACCACCTCTTTGATAAGCAGTTAAACCACCTTCTGCGACATATGTGCCTGGTATCATTTCAGGATATCTAGCATACATTTCCTCTACTCTTTTTCTTTCGTCTGCATCTAGTTGATCTAAATACCTTTGATATGCTTCTTGGCTTTCTATAATAGATGTACCACCCATACCTACTCCTGCAGGTATATAAGCTCCTGGTTGCATTGCACCTTGTAATAAGTTACTTCCGCCAGCACCTAAACTAAATCCTTGTGATCCTTCAACTATTGCACCTGTAGCTGGGTCTATAGTTCCTGGTGCAGTAAATGCTGATTGTAAATTTTGAAATGCTGTAGGACTTGCTGCTGCTTGTGCACCTGCCTCTACTGCTGATGGTGCAATATTATATGGTAGGTTTTGTACAGCTCCTGTTACTGGGTTTGCAAATGTTTGAGCTGCAGCTTGACTAGCAGCACTTTCTCCTAAACTGCCCATAACAGCTTCTTGTACTGCTGCATCTGTTGCTCCTGATGCTATAGCATCTGCTGCTGCTGTTTGTGCTGCTGCACTTGCTGCTTCTGTTCCTGTTTTAGCTGCTTCTGCTGCTGCTCCTGCACCTTGTAGTGCAGTTCCTAAACCATAACCTGTTAATCCAGCTAGCAATCCTTTTTTAAGATCACCAGTTACTGCATATTGTGCAAGACCTGCACCTAATGCACTAGCACCTATTGAGCCTAATGCTCCACTAAATAAAGCACCACCTGCCATTGATCCTATAATTGGTGCCAAGAAAGGTAAAAAAGCTTCAGGTTGTCCTGTTTCAGGATTTATTGTTATTGGCATAGCTGAAGCTAAACCCCTGACTTCTGCAGGGTTAACGTGTAAAAGCATAGAGTCACCATAACGACCCTGTGCTGCTACATTTTTAGTTTGTTGTTTAATATCCATTATCTTTCCTCTGTGGTTTCACATCCAAATAAATTAAAACTTAAATGGGCTGCATCTGCATAAACTTTTATTTCATCTGTTTGATTAAGTGTAATACCTATTACATGAGCTTCTGTTGTATTTGCATTTATTACATTGTCATAAAATAAATATTCTTTATTACTAGTAGTTGCACCTGCAACTGATACATTAATTCTATAATGATGATTACTATTATTTCTATTACATATAACTATAGAACTAATTGTTGTTTGTGTTTTGTCTGGTGTTGTATATAAAATAGTTTCAGTTGTTGCTGAAGGTGCTGCTTGACCTAATACTTTTAAACTATCAGACACTGCTTGCTCCCATTAATAAAAACTGATGCCTTTTAATTGCTTTACTTACATTAGATTGTTGTAAAGTTTGTGTTGATCCAATATCAGAATTTATATCTTGTATAGCTTGCTCAACTAATCTTCTAGTAATTAGTTCATTTTCTTGATTATATTCTTGATCTGCTATGGGTAAAGGTATTGTTGTTTTTCCTGCCATTATCTTCTACCATCCTGTCTTAATTCTAATCTTATATCACCAAGTCTCCAACTAAAGTTATCAGAAGAATCTTCTACTCTGATAGCACTTTGCCTGCTTCTTGCCCTAACATTTGTAAACGTAGAGTTAGGTGTAACATTAATTGTTGATAAAGTAGACAAATCTTGTAAAGGATAATCTCTACCTTTTATTGTAAATGTTACTGTATTACCTGTGTCTGATGATCCTCTGTATTGTAAATCTGGAATAATTTTTGATACAAACATAAATCTTTCTCCATTAGGATCAAGATCAAAATCAGATGATTCTACAAATGCTGTAAATGTACTGCCATCTGCACTATGTCCATTTTCATGGTTATATAAATAGTTATTATTAGATGTATCATTTTTGCTTGCTGCTATTGGAAAATTTAATTCATAAGCAGGATTCCAAGCAGTTCTAACAAAACCATCATTAGTTGTTCCTATACTCCAAGACTGTTCTAAATAATTATAAATAACATATCTATTTACTTCTGTAGAATCAGCACTAGGATAAAACCATATTATTTCATTGTGATCAGGTATAGGTGCTGCAAAAATTTTATATGCTTGTTCTTTATTAAAATCATCAAATATATGATCCAAAACTGTACAAGGCAATCTTTGTGCAGAACCAGCATATTGATAGAAAGCTCCGTTATCCATAAAGAATACTGTACCACCTGCTGTAGCTGCAGCATTAGGTGATGCCATTGACATACCACTTGCTACTTCATTAAAACTAAATACAAATGGTGCACCTACAAAACGCATAGATACAATACCTGCATCTGTCCAAATTAATGTTTCTTGTCTTGTTTGTAGTGCTCCTACAATAGTGCTGCCTGAAGATAATTTAACACCACCTGCACTATTAGTTGCTGTTGGTGTCCAATCTACTGCACTTTCTGCATCTGAAAAACGAACTAATAACGGGTCAATAGTTGATGATCCTATAGGATTACAACCAAAAGCTATAACGTGCCTATCTACATCAGACATCATAATTTGAAATGCTGCTGTTGGTACATTGCTTGCACCAGCTCTACTGCTTGCTGCTACTGCTCTTGTAGTAAGTCCGTTAGATTCATCCCAATAATATAATGCTCCTCCTCTTGGACAAGCAATAATATCATCGCCAAAATGATCAATACTCCATAATCTTAATTGATTAGTTAATGATAAAGCTGATGCTGAACCCCATCCACTAGTTCCCCAACTTTCTGAACCCCAACCAGTTGACTTAACATATACATCTAAACCTGAATTAATTTGATAGGCACCAACAACTGACGACCCACCATTGCCTGTATCTGAAGCATTAGCAGTTACTGTGTTGCCATCTGTATCTTTAGCTTCAACAGTGTATGAATTAGAATCAACTATAGTAGCTATTTGATATTCTTGATTTAAAACATTAGCAACAATATTGCCACCTAATGATGTTGCACCACTAAATGTAACAAAATCACCTTGTACTGCTCCGTGTGTTGAATCAGTAACTGTAATTGTTGCATCACCATTTGATGCAGAAAATGTTACATCACCTGCTGAAGTTGTTTCTCTAATAGGTGTTACATCATGATAAGTAGTACCTTCTTTAACATACAGTTTTTGGTGTGTGCCTAAAGAAACATACTGTGATTGTACTGCTGTTTTATATATATGTATTTTTCTACAAGTGCCAATAAAACTATTGCTACTATTTTTAGACCAACCACCTATTTTTTCTGGTCTACCTTTTCTAAATCTTATTTTGTCTGCATCAAACCAACCACCTTCATTAGAATAATTAGTTCCCTCTTTATTGATTCCTGGTTTAAATACAAATTTTTGTAAAGCCAAAATTACACCTCATACCATTCTTTATCCTGAAATAGTAAAGCTTCAGCTTCTCTTCTTCTTGTAAGTCCTTCTAAAACATTACCACCTGCTTTATTCCATCTTCTTATTTGTGCAGGAACATCATTATATTTTCCATCATTTAATACTTTAAGCAAAGTAGACTTAGATAAATTTGTTGGACCTAAGTTATATACCCATGATACTAATGCATCAAACTGATACTGTTCTAAATTTACATTTACTTGATCTTTAACATAACCTTCGTATTCATGCAGTTCTTCATCAAGCCATGCTTCTGCTTGCTCTTGTGTACAAACATCACCCATTTTTACATTTTTTGTTCTGCCATATGCAATTGTAGGAACATTTACAGCATCTAAATATGCTTCTAATTTGCAACCTTCAAATTTTTTAATTAATGATTTACCTTCTTCTGATATATTCATTCTATTCTCCTTTGTCCGAATTCTC